TGTGCCCCCCATGACGCGGTGCGAGCGCCGTGAATGGGTCTTTCTCTTTCTTCACCTTGCTTACCTGGCGCTCCAGGGTCTGCCATGATGTCTTGCCCAATATTTCAAATATGGCCGGATATGCCTTTGCGTTATACGCCCGTACAAAATCCTTTTTTGCCTTCATCCTGGAGCCGTGGCCGTTCGCCTTCCGCCGGACATATTCAAGGTAAAGCCGCAGCAGGTCCGCCCAGGCCGATGCTTTTCTTATCTGCCAGCCTGCCAGCCCTGAGCCTGTCGAATGGGCCAGCTCCGGGGACCCTACCGGCACGGGCCTGGCGTCCTCCAGGGAGGGACAATCAGGAGGTTTCTTTGCCAGTGCCCGCACCGTTAAGGCCATCCTTGCATACTCCGGCAGCCCATCCATATAAAACCGCCTGTCTCCGCGTTTATTCACGGTCTCGGCCTTCCATCCTTCCTTTGTGGCCTTCATATTTATAAATCTGACCGTTTTCCCTAATGCCTCTGCGATCTCCTTCGGACTAACTAGGTCTGATCCGCTCATTACGCCGCGTTCCTTTCCTGGCCTGAGCCTGTCGATGGCCTGATCCAGTATGCCCGGCCCAGCTCCCTCTCTATGGCCTCTTTGATTCTCCGGCTTTCCCCTTTTCCGTCCACCACGTTATATACGGATATCCTTGTCACCGGCGGGTCGAGGGTACGCCCGATCGCCGCGAGGCTCATCTTCTCGCCCTTACTTGTCCTGGCCCCTCGCTGCCTCAGTTCCACGATCCTCTGCCGGATATCCGTCGCTATAAATTTTTTATAAGATTCGCTTTCCATCTACCTTTTGCCTCGTATCCCGATCCTTAATCGATCGCTTCAAAAGCGAGCCGGGCCTTTTTAATGGCTTTCCTTTTTTCCTTTTCCGCTTTGGCCCATATCAGTAATCTCATGTCCTCCTCAGTTATGACGCCGCTCCCCAGGGGAAACAACATCGGCTGAATCGGTGAAATGGAGCCGGTCACGTGACAGAAGACTACCAGCCAGGGAGGAGAGGGCAGCCTGGACGGATCTGAATCCTTGCACCATCCGTCAAGGGTTGCCTTGGAAATCTTTCCGTGCAGTCCTTCCCGGCCGGCAATATCATTCATGCGGTCCACGACCTGGTCCCTAGAAAGGGAGGACATGGACAATTCCAGCCGGATATTCCGCTTGATCTCGTATGTGGGGTTCAATGATTGACTGGAAAAAAGGTTTAATTGATTTGCCTTGAACATTTTGGACTCCCTTTTAAAAAGGTTTTTGTCCGAAATTATTTTGAAATGTTTGTTGCTTTTGTGATATATGATAGACTAACATGATAGATAGGGTAATGAGTTTTTTCGAGGTTGTCAAGAGAAAAATCGATTCCTAATCGATTTTTCTCGCAATATCAAAATAGATTGCTTATCTGTTTAATATTATTGGATAATTTATCTTATTTAGCTACTTCCTAATTTACTTCCTAAAAAATCACTGATTTTAGGAAGTTGAAAAGATTAATGATTATGAACTTTATAGAACGAATAGAATCTATAATTAAGCCCTTATCTAAGGCTGAATTTGCGAGAAAAATCGGCATTCATGTAAGCACCATTGCACTTTGGGATGATGAACACCTTCCAAAAGGGGACATCCTCCAACGAATCCATAAAGAATTTAATATAGATTTGAATTGGCTGTTAACCGGGGAAGGGGAACCATACATCCAGCCAGCGGAAGGAATCAAGCAGGGGGCACCCGTTGATATTAGCAGGGGTCTGGGCCGGAGTGTGGATATGCTGGCCAACGTGCTGAATTCCGGCAACCATCTCTACATCCAGATGGTCCTCTCCGTGCTGTCCGCCTTTGACTCCGCCGTAACGCATACAAAAAAGCAGGCTGAAGAGATAGCCCGATTAAATAAGGAATATGAGGAATTGAAAAAGAGAGTAGAAAATCTTGAGTCGACTGCGCCACGGCCTAAAAAGGGCGTCGCGGCTTAGAGATTTACACACACTTCACCACCGCGGCAAAAGTGATCAACCTCGCCGAATATAGGCGTCGCAAGCTCAGGATGTGTTTTTGAATCAGAGAACATAAAAGCAATAAGCGTTCCATTTATAAAATTTTTAGTTAAAGCAACCTTCATTATAAATGGATAATCCTGTTTGAATAGCGAATGCACTATTCAATGTGCACCAGTACACAAAAACCTGTGCAAAACCGAAATCCAGCATCATTTCATGGGGTAGTAATAACACTATTCAAAGGTCGTTTATTAAAGAGGAAACCTCGATGACCGAAAATGTGCTATATTATGGTGACAATCTCGAAATCCTTCAGCGTTACATAAAGGACGAATCAATAGACCTCATTTATCTTGATCCCCCCTTCAAGAGCAATCAAGATTACAACGTTCTTTTTGCTGAGCAGAACGGTTCTCGATCCAAGGCACAAATAAAAGTGTTCGAAGACACCTGGCGATGGGATCAGGGAGCTGCGGAAGCCTATCATAATATTGTTGAACATGGCCCAGAGAAGGTTTCTCTGGCAATGCAGGCATTTCGAAAATTTCTAGGTGGTAGTGATATGCTTGCTTATTTAGCTATGATCGCACCTCGCTTAGTTGAGTTGCGTCGTGCGTTAAAACCGACGGGATCAATATATTTACACTGTGACCCAACAGCTAGCCATTATTTGAAAATGCTTATGGATGCAGTATTTGAGCCAGTAAATTTTAGGAATGAAATTGTATGGAAGCGCACCAGTGGACATAGCGATGCACGGCGCTATGGTCGTGTACATGATATAATTCTCTTTTATTCTCGTGGAGCTGATGCGACTTGGAAGCCTTCTTATCAACCCTATGAAGATGCTTATGTAAAACAATATTATCGTTATAAGGACCCGGATGGTCGGCAATGGATGTCAGACAACCTAAGTGCTTCCGGTTTATCGGGGGGCGGTTATGAATATGAATGGAAAGGGATCACCCGTCTTTGGCGATGCCCGAAGAGTAAAATGGAAAGCCTCGAAAAGGAGGGCAGGATCTTTTATACCCGAAATGGTATTCCTCGGCTGAAACGTTATTTAGATGAATCTGCTGGCCTACCGGTGCAGGATGTTATAACCGATTTAGAGGCTCTTCGTTCTTGGCATGCAGAGCGTCTTGGCTATCCAACTCAAAAACCTGAATCGCTTCTTGAACGTTTTCTTCTATCTAGTAGCAATGAAGGTGAGATTGTTTTAGATCCTTTTTGTGGGTGTGGTACTACCATCAATGTAGCAGAAAGATTAAAACGCCAATGGATCGGCATAGATGTTACTCATCTTGCAATAACCCTTATCAAAAACAGATTGAGAGATGCTTTTGGGAATAAATGTAAATTTGAAGTTATAGGAGAACCTGTATCATTGCCTGACGCTGAAACTTTGGCGATGGCTGATCCATATCAATTTCAATGGTGGGCTTTGGGTTTAGTCGGAGCGCGGCCTGCTGAACAAAAAAGAGGAGCAGACAGGGGAATTGATGGACATCTTTATTTCCATGATGAAGCTAAAGAAGGTGAAACTAAACAAATTATTCTCCAGGTCAAAGGGGGGAAGGTTTCTGCTCCCCAATTAAGAGATTTATTGGGTGTGGTTGAACGGGAAAATGCGGCAATAGGAGTCTTTATATCTCTTAATAAACCTACACAAGCAATGAAAAAGGAGGTCGCTTCAGTAGGGTTTTACGCCTCACCGGGATGGAACACAAAGCACCCTCGGCTGCAGATATTGACTATTGAAGAATTACTGAATGGAAAAAGAATCGATTATCCTGCGCCAATGAGTACAAGCAGAACATTTAAAAAGGCTCCCCAAGCTAAGACGAATGAACACGAACAACAGGGCCTTTTTAATTAATTTGTGGATACATGAAGACAGGACTCCCAAACTCAGAGAAAGGAGATAGTTTTTATGACGAGTATCCCTTGGTATAAAACACCACAGTGGTGGGCCGTTATTATTGCATCTATTTCCGGCATTCTTAGTGTTTTTCTACCTTTAATTTTAAGAT